GATTACTTACTCTTTGTTCTTCCCCCCAAATTTTGTTTAGCCTCCTTCCAACACAATGAAGACAATCAGCTTCACAAGCCCAATAGGATTCCAAAGCAAGTGGGAGAGGGCATGTCCAATGCCCTCTCCTCACAGTTATAGGATTCTTATATTCAAGCATTACTCAAAATTAAGATACCGGAAAAACCTTATCGCCTTCCACAGTGAAAATCCCCCATTCTAATCCAGCAGGAATAAAAACTTTAATATGATGCACTGTTTGTGTAACATTAGAAGTTCCTCCTGCTTTCACATATTCTTTATCAGCAATGGCCGCAACCTCATCAATAGTTTTTCCTTTAGAGGGAACAGATTGCATAGCTCGACAAATACAAATTGCCCTTGTTACTCCTTTTTTCTTTTCAATCTTTTTCCCTTTTTTTGCTGGAGAAGTTTTTTTAACTTTTTCAACATCATCCTCATCATCTTCAGTAGGAACATCCATACCTTTTGTAGTATTGATTTTTTTGTCAGCAAGTTCCTTATGAAGTTTGTTAGCTATTTTCTTTGCATGTTCCCCCTCATCATCAGGATCATCATCCTCATCATCAGGATCATCATCCTCATCATCCTCTTCTTCCTCTGGTTCTGGCCCTGGTTTTGCATTTTTCTTACCTGGTTTAGAAGTCATGGCATCAATTACAGCCTGAGTTTCATCAGAGAGTGTATCATCTTTTGTAATCAACTTCTCATTGATCACATCATCGATGATTTTTTTGAGCTCTTTGAGGGTTGTTGCTTTTGTAATAACAATATCCTCTTTGTTTTCATCCACCAGTCCAAGGACGGTGACGACTTCTTTTGCGGCCGACCGCATTTCTTTTTCACTAATCATAATTTTAAAGATTTTGGTTAAACATAAAATTTATTTCTGATTATATTATACAAATGATTTTTAATTATTCGTCATAAAACTACGTTGTGCCACCTCTGCTTGTAACTTCCCAGTGTGTTTCTGTTTCATCATTTTCCTGTGTAAACTTTAGGGCAAACGTCTTGAAGCTATATCCTCCAGACCTTTGTTTGTCCTTACTTAGTACAAACCAAGCCTCTCCATCATCAATGTTTTTATCTGTATGATTAGAAAGTTTGAATATATTATGTGCCATAGCTCCCATTGAGGATGCCCCTCGTAATCCTCTTCTCCCATCCTTCCCGGAGTGGTGTAAAAGGATACACGCCACTCCCAAGGCTCGTAGGTCTCGTAGGAATGGGTTTATCTTGTTATTCCATTCAGAGTTATCATTCTCCTCTACCAAACCAAACAACGTGCTAGCACTGTCTAAAACCACTAACTTATACCTTGTGTTATTCTTTAACCACTGAATGATTTTTAACTGGTTCCCTCTATCAGATAAATAGAATGAATCCTCTGTGGCTAACTGATACTCAGGAATGGAAAGAATTCGTAATGAAAGGCGTTGCACTCCCAACCACTCAAACTTTTTAATCCTATCCTCCATTTCCTGTTCTCCCAACTCTCCATCGATGTATAAAGTGCCTACTCGTTTTTTTACTTGCCATTCTCCAATCTCACATTCCTTGTCATCAAAATCTTTTAATCCTAATAGGTAAGCCACAGCGATGGTTAATAAAGACTTTCCTGACCCATAGCTACCATAAATAATAGTGGTTTGTCCTTCCTTTAACCAAGGCTTCATTAAGGTAGCAGGAGTAGGTTTTGCATGAACTCGTATATCCTCTGCTGTCAAAATAAAATTATTTATGTTATGAATGGTCAGTTCTAATGATTTGAATTCTCTGGCTAGTTTTTCTGCTTCCTCTATTTTTCCTGTTGATCGTAAGGATTCAATTGTTTCTGTATGAATAGCTAAGTGACGATCATTAAAATACTTTTTAGTCTCATCCAATAAATACTCTACATTGAGATTCTCCTGAGTGTACTCCTCTGATAGACCTGGCAAAATGTCTTCTTCTATTTCCTCAGCTATGTCTTTTTGAACACTATTGTTTTTTATCTTTGCAAAGAATATGCCTTCTATGTCCTTTCCTGGAGCTTTATCATAAGTAGTGTAATACTCCCAAACCCACTCAGATAATAGACGAGCAACCACAGATTCTAGCAGCATGGGGTTCCAGATAGGTTTAACCTTCTGTAGATATTCTGTGGAAGTGATTAATCCAATTATTATTTTTCGCTCAATCATGGCTAATCAATCCAGGGTGTTCCTTTTTTATTATAATACTCTCCATCACCATTAAGATAGAATCTCATGCCATCAAATTCTTTGTATGGTGGTTTACCTTTGTTCTTACCCAGCTTGTCATTTTGCTCCCATGTGCGAACAGCGGCTTGCCAATCCTTCATATGGTTCTTTCCTATCAACCATCCTTTGGATTCATAAAAGTCTATAAAATGCTGTGCATCTATGCCATTATTCCTTTCCTGGCAATACCGTTGTACTAAATTTAATGGAGGAGGTATTTTATTTTTATTTTGAATTTTTTTATTTTTTTCCTTTTCTATATTAGTTCTTAAGAATTTATCTATGGGAAAACCAGCGGGTGGTTTTTCCAGCGGGTGGTTTTCCGTAGTTTTCCATATAAAATTAACTTTTATAAAATGCCCAATTATTTTACCTTCTATACTTTTTGTTACTACATCTTCTATCAATCCCATTTCTATCAGTCTTTTTTTATAGCGTTTAACTCTTTCCATTGACCATCCCATTCCTTGTGCTGTATAATTTGTTGTAGATTTAGGTTGGTTAGTTTTTTGCCATTTTGCCGTATAATAATAAAATGTATACAGGGCAATTAAATCTGAATGGTTTGGTTGCTTCAGAAGTATATCAAACAAGCATTTTGATAAAACAATAGGTTCATCTTCTACATTGTATAACTGTGGAAGTGGTTGTGTAGTGAATTTAGTTCTTTCCATAAAATGTGTATAAATTAAAAAGTCAGGAGCTTTCCAGCAAACGGGGGCTGTACTCACTCCTGACTAGTTTCACCAAAACCGCAAAGTAATGGATGAATCCATATTTTTCAACATGCCCGTTTTCATGTGTTATTTTCTTTAAGGGTTATAAAAGTAAGTAATTTATTTTTAATATCCTAATTTATTTTTATACTGTTCTATATCAGTTGTTTAACAAGGTAGTTAGCTTCCTCTTGGGACATACTTCCTGGATCACCTTTAATAGCTATTTTAAAGCTGTCTACACCACGGAATTTTAGTTCTGCTACTAATTTACCCGCTTGCACTGTCGCTTGTGAGTCATCGTCGAACACAACTGCAATTCTCTTGAATGCCTTCGCCATTTGTCGGATTTGTTTTGGGGTGTATTTAATGCCTGAGGTGGCAAAGCTACACGTACCAAACCTCCATACATCCGTTGGACCTTCAACACAAATGCCAGTCTCCTTCCACTCACTTTGTTTTCCATATAGTATTTCTTTATGTGGTATCAGTTCTCTATCTTTAGGGCAAGCCTTATAACGTCCTGCATCTTTACCAGTAATGTCCCGGCTATCAAATGATACCTGTTGAGTGTCCCAAAAGAAAGGAATAATGATACGATGTTTGTAATCAATATGATCTAACTTACTGTATGGACCAGTTCCCAAAAGATTCCATTCTCTTTCTAATAAAATAGGATCAAAGCCTCTGCTCTCCAAGTAATGCCTGTGATTACTTTGTAGGGGCACAGTATTTGATGGTAACCTATGAGCTTTGGCTCTGATCCTTACCTTGGGCTCTTTGGATAATCTAGGAATGAGAAGTCCATATTGTTTTATGACGGTTCTGGTTTCCGATTCACCTGTGTGTATTAACTTAGCTATGGTGGAGATGGTTGGGTGAAACCCACATCTCCAACACACAAAATAGTTATCCTGTAAGTTATACCCCAGATGCAATCCAGGATTGCCTGTACAGTGAGGACACTCGGTGTTTACCCAACCAGGACGACAATGCTTATGCCCCTCAGTTTGGAATGAAACGGAGAAATCCTGATAGAGACGAATGATGTCCATATTGTCATACAGTGATCTCTTTCTTTATACTCAGCTTTCCACTGTACCCTCTTCTGTGCAGTTCTCTAATGAGCTGTTGGGTAGTGTACTGGGCTAGTCCTTTATCTACCTTTATATCAGGTCTCACTGGTTCGAGCCCATTCTTTTTACGGAATTTCCAAACATTGAATTCTTTGGCAAGAAGGGCTGTTTCATGTTCCCCATATTTAACACTCCCACCACCATTTAGAGAATATACCACATGTCTTCCAGTGCCTGTCTTTTTAATAATTCCATTCTCTATGATGAAGGTTGCTAGGGAAGATGATATACCATATTTTTTTATCAGGGAAGACATACTTATCAGTGTACCCTGCTTACATCTATCAATAGCTTCATTCAGAAACTCTTGATACCTTTTTACGGCATTTGTTTTAAACATTTTTTTGAGTTTTGGTTAAACATTACTATTATTATACAATTACTTTTTAAGAATACAATAATTGTAATTCTTTTATTGCTATACACATCCTGTTCAAATCCCATCCTCTATTGATCATTACTTGTTTTACTCTTTTACGAGCTTTAGGTTTGCCATGAGTAATGAAAGGTTTGGGTGATGTAATAACCATTTCTGCTACCTCTTGGGCATCCTGACTTAAACTCTCCCAGAATGGAGTAGGAGTGACATAGGAATGATCTAACATTTCTATTTCTATGTCCTCAATAAAGTCAATAGGATCGTTGTGTTTATTTTCCTGTTTAAGGTAGTTTTTAAGATGGGAAGTAATATGCACCCATACATAAGTGGTTATCCTCCCTCTTTTTGGATCATATGTTTTGAGAGCATGTAGATAAGCCCAAGTGGCTTCTTGTAATAGGTCATCAAACTCCAATCCTGTAGTGTGATGAAATGACCATGCTATTTTCCTGATTAGATTTAGGTTTTCCATATTATTCTATATTAAAGTATTTCATCATGATCATTAGCAGGTGATTGTAATCACCGGAGGTTGCCTGTTTATGAATTTTATCCCAATCCATACCGTTTTCTTTAGCCACTCTACTTGCTTTACCTAAGATAGCAAAAGCATTCCCATCTTCACCTATTATTTTTAATGCTGGTTTGCGTTTGCTTAATTGTAGTTGAGCTTCCTTGTACAGTTCACTAGCTTTAACATCTCCATCTCCGCATCTGGCATACTCTTCACAAGCCTCTGCTAGGTTGGCTGGACCGTCACATAATTCAATAACTTCTTCTGCCATTTGTTTTAGCAATTCTTTTTTTGATTTCATAGCTTTTGGTTTTTAAGTTATACATGCTGACCTGATTGTACTTTGGATATTACTTCATCCAGTGACATTGAAAGTGGTTTGAAATGCATATCTCTTTCAATACCAAGTCCAAACCTACCTTTGAACTCCATTAACTCGGACATTGATACAGTACCGCATTCTGACATCTCTGGGTCACCAAGATTGACGAAACCCCAATAAATGTCATCATCTTCTTTTTCGTACAAGTACCATGTACCTACCCCGGTGGGATTGAAAAGTTTAAGGACAATTTTAATATCCTTTGTTTCTTTATCACCGCAATAACCTTGCTTTGTGAAAGCATCCAGAATTTCTTTTGTTAAAATTTTCATAGCTTTTAGTTTTTATGATTATCCTCCGTTTAAATAATGCACTCTCTCCGCAGCCTTTTCAGCTGTTTCATGATCTGATTCCGGGATCCATTTACCATATGGATCATAATACCCAACGGTATAAAGACAGTCAGGTGAAAACTCAGTTCTTTTGTAATAATACATAGTTTGGCCCTCCTAATTTTAATGTTACTCATATTGTTTCATTAATTCGCTTAATAGTGATTCAGTTGTAGTTATTTCTCCATCTAATACAGCATCCAATACCTTTCTTTTTTGATCAAGCAATCGGGCAATTCTTTCTTCTATTGTACCTGCAGCTAACAGGTAATGGATATTGACTGAGTCCTGTTGTCCTATACGATGACAACGATCCTCAGCCTGAGTTACAGCTCCGGGTGTCCAAGGTAGTTCTAAGAAAGCTACATTGGATGAGGCTGTTAAAGTTATTCCCACACCCGCCGCTTGGATGTTCCCAATGAATAATCGTACTTTATCATCATTCTGAAATGAATCCACTGCTCGCTGTTTGTTGGATTGAGTCACTGATCCATCCACCTTGACAGCTACATCACAGAATGTTTCCATCAGGATGTCTATGACATTTCGATGTACGGCAAATACCACCAGTTTACTATCTATATCTATAAAGTTACGTATCCATTCAATGGCTTGTCCCATTTTACCCTTTACGGCTAACTGTTTTAATATTTCAATTTCCACTAAAGCTTGAGCATTGGAGGCACGTTCTGCTGCTTCACTGCCCTTTCGTTTTCTCAAAAACTCTATGAAGTTATTTTCTGCTTCCCGATAGTCATTTGTATTTGTTAGTTCCATAGGTATGAATGATCTTACTTTTTTAGGTAGGTCTGGCAATACATCTTTTTTTAGTCTACGTATCATTACGGTATCCACCAACCTTTGATGTAACTCTTCTGTATTAGATGCTCCATTAAAGTCCCATCCAAATCCGTTGTACACTGCATTACAATACCTGTGAGTGTAATTCCAAAAGTTTGGAAACAAGTCAGGATTAATAAGGTGAATGGCATTGTAGACTTCAATGGGACGATTTACAATGGGTGTGCCTGATAGAGCTATTACATACGGAATCCCCTTACCCAACATTTTTATAGCTTTTGTTCTGTTGGCTCCATTGTTTTTGTAATAGTGACATTCGTCCGTAATCAATACCTGTGGTTTTATATTTTTTAGAATATACAACCACTTATGCAGTATGTCATAATTAATAATAAGAATATCTCCAGTGGGAATCCACGGAAGTGTGCCTGAAAGCAATTCCGTTCTTGGATTTGGTAACCATGCCAATGCCTCTCTCTCCCAGTTTAGTTTTAATGAGGCTGGTACAACTATTATTACAGGTCGCTTTTCCTCGTGTAGTTGTAACCATGCTAATGCCTGAATGGTTTTACCCAGTCCCATTTCATCGGCAATCAGAGCACGCCCTTTGTTTGCTTCTACAAATGCTACTCCTTTGTTCTGAAATGGGTATAATTTGCCCTTCAATCCAGGGATGCCTTTGAGTTCAATCTGCTTTGTTTGAACTTTACTTTCTTTCAAGAAATTCATTACTTTGTCTTCTACCATAAAGTCAGCGTCCATCAAAGCTTTGATAGATATGACATTTAATGGGGCAGACCAGCATTTGCTTTCTGGATGATATTTTCTGCCGGGTATGTCTCTTACTATTTTTAATAGCACACCATCATATGGAAATGCTATTTTTAGCACCCGCTCACCATTCTCATTTACAGCAATAGTAACTATCTTTTTGTTTCTATCCATATACAATTTCTCCCAGTATTATGTATTGAAATATAGCATCTGCATCAGCAGCATCAAAGTCCGATTTAGGATTAATTAATAGAGCAAGTACCAGTGGATGGTTTTTACTCATTTCATGTATACCTTTTTTTATAGATTCCCAAGACAATTTTCCAATAGGTTGCCCATCTGGATCCTCTATGTCATGTATTTC